GGATAACTTAACTAAGCTTTCGCGAATGGTCCGTGCAGCGCTATTGCTGCCCTTTGTGTGAAACTGATACTCTGTTTCAATAAGGGAATTAATTGCGGTGCCTGATGCGAACTTGGGGATTTCACGTACATATGTGGGAGTTATATCATGCCCATAATAGGCATGTTTACCACAACTCTCTCTAAAATGCGAACGGTAAAAGCTTTTCGTTTCATTAAGCTTCATCCCAAATTTCGGGAGCCATTCGTATACTAACTCAACGCAGGAGGACGGTACAACAAGATCGTCTCCGTACACGAATACATTAGTACTATGGAGATGTGGTAATTCGGGTGCATAAAGCTGTATAATGGCACGGATCAAGAACATATGAACCAGTGACATTATAGGAAAGCAGAGTGCTGAGCCCATAGGTGCAAACTTATGGGTTTTAAGCATTCCTTTAAAACCTTTTCCAGCCTCTTTAGGTGGCTCAATCCATTTAGTAGATAGAGCGTCTAATATGGTTGCGAATTCGTCATGACATGAGAATATCTTCATGACTAACTCTCTGGCGACACGATCCGAAGCTTCGGACATGTCCAACGTAGCAAAGGTTTTGCTTACCGAAGATATGATGGCCATCCAAGCGTTTGTTCCTTGATCTTTTAAGGTAATACGTTTTGAGTAAAAGGAGTGTTTTTCAAGATGCTCCGTTAAACTCCGACGTATCGCTTGTTGAAGCCACTGTACTTCTAAGCTTTCAATGCATATCCCACGAGCCTTGGCCCATGTCTTGGGCACGAATTTAAAACGACTCGTGGGTTCATCAACAACTCTGAGGCGACCCAGAATTGAGGGAGCTGAGACAGGAAACGCATCCTCAGGCCGAGCAAAGAACCATTCGGTATAATCAAACGTTTCGTGTAATGAAGTAAACAGTATGTGGGGCTCATACCTTTCATACTTTTTGGTAGGTTGGTTAGTCGCACCGGGTCCAGGGCGTGGTATAGCCTTTTCCAGAGGTTTATATCCCCTAAGAAATTGCCTGGCAAGATGAATGGCGCGTTGAATGATAGGTTGTAGCTCCTGGGAGTTGAAATCCAGGTCACCCAACTTTTCATCTGTCCTAACAAAGTCAGCGTACTGCTCCGCCAACTTACTTCTTTTATAAGGCCCTTTCAGTTTCTTGAAACATACTGAAATTTGGTATATGGCCTTAATGTATTGTGCTCTTAAATCATGATCACAATGAGAGACCTTCGGGTTTAGCCCTAGAGCATTTTGGAACAAGCCCTTCAAGAAGACAGGGTGAGTTCCGTCCCATAGTTTAAAACTAGGATAGGATGCTTTACGGTTCTCAAGATGATCGAACATACCTTGACTTAACAGCGGTAACGTTATAGTCGCAAAACTTAAACCCTCGGCCCTTAATCTACGTTTAATAGTAGACATATCGGAACGAAAGTCAGTAGTGCTATACAACGGCAGCGATTGAAATGCATCTGTTAAAAGGCTAATCAATGTCTTTTCGACAAACGCCAGAGTTTCGGCATTTGTCTTTACAGTTGCATTCATTTTGGTCTGAGACTCTACACTTGGCTCTCGCTTGGCAATCAACCTTGCTTTGAGCCTCAAACCCTT